CCCATGTCCTCAATTTGTTTGCGCTTCATCATTTCGTGGGCATATTTGTAAGCTTGATCCGCAGCCCAAGCATGATCAAGATATTTGTCCGCGTGCATCATGCCCTGCAATGCAGCCATGGCAAACAAGTCTAATTCTGTTAAATTAAAGTTTTTCTTTTCCTCTTTTGCCTTTGAAAGCAAATCAAGCATGTGTACCATTTAGTCTCTCCTGCAAATCGATTTGATCAGATTTGGACATTTTGGAAAAATTGTCAAGTGGGGTTGACGAACTTTTTTTAAGACCCTATGTTACCGGCACACTAATTTTATTGAATGGACATTGAAATGAACCCTTTTGCCAAGTACGGCATCGAGCACTTGTCTCCGTCACAATGCAATTTATTTGTTGCCTCTCCCGCAATGTATGTCATGGAGCGGTGCATGAAATTGCGCTCCCCCGTGGGCGCTGCAGCACACCGAGGGACAGCCGTTGAGGCGGGTGTTGTTCACGGCCTATTGAATGGTGCAACCCTTAAAGAGTGCCAAGATTTAGCCAAAAAAGAATTTGACAAATTGACCGCACTGTCAGGCGACCCGCGCAAAGAAAAAGAGGCCGCAGGTTTGGCTGACATGGTCGCCGAGGGCATCAAAGAATTGTCTGCATACGGCAAGCCAACAAGCACCCAAGGTGCCATCAAGTATGAAGTCGAGGGCTTGGCCGTGCCGCTTATTGGCTTTTACGACATGGAGTGGGAAAACCACGGGATCCTGATCGACTTAAAGACGACGCACGCTTTACCGTCAAAAATCAGCACGAATCACGCACGCCAAGTGGCTTTGTATTGCGCCGCACGCGGAGACAATTTGGACGCGCGAATCACTTACGTCACGTCAAAAAAGTCCGCCACATACCAGCTTGAAAACAAGCGCGAGCATGTGAAGGCTTTGGAGACAATTGCTTTGACAATTCAACGGTTTCTGTCGATTAGCGACGACCCGAAATACTTGGCAAGTCTGGTTGTTCCAGACGTTGATAGTTTTTATTTTTCCGACCCTCTGGCACGCCAAAATGCGTTCAATGTGTGGGGTCTATAAGCTTCGCCCGTGTGGGCAAGAGCAGGCAAACGGCTAGATGTTTGCATTTTGAAGAAGGACTGTAAAAATGGCACTTGGAATTAACACCTCATCCTCCGCAGGCGGAGACTTTTTACCGATAGCCAAGTTTGACTGCCGCGCCGGACGCATGTTCCGCCGCGACCGTGAGGGTGGCGAGAATATCGACGTGGACATCACGAAGACATTCAAGGCCGTCATTGACTTTGAAAGCTTGGAAGTGGGCTGGATTGATTTTGATACTGGAGGCGCCCCAAACTTTGCATTGGGCCCACTGGGTGAAAAGCCGGAAAAGCCTAGCGAAAAACATAAGGATGGCGTGCGCTTTATTGTGAAGTTGGCGAAAGAGTGTGGTGGTGATGTGCGCGAAATGGCGTCAACTGCCAAGGCATTCTTGCGCGGCCTTGATGAATTGCATGACGCCTATGAGGCGGGCGTTCAGAAGAACCCTGGCAAATTGCCGGTTGTTGTTCTGAAAGACACTGTAGCTGTGACAACGGGCGAGGGGGCTCGGAAGTCAACCAACTACAGCCCAGTCTTTGAGATTACCGCATGGGTTGCCCGCCCTGCGGATCTCAAGCCTCAAGTACGCTCTCCCGCGCCTGCTCCCGCGCGGACGAGCGCACCATCGACCGGATCAACGAAAGTCAGCGCCCCGCAAGCAGCGTCTGACGAAGAAGATTTCGGTTAATGGTTAAGGGCGGATTATATTTTTCCTTCGTTTGGTATAATCCGCCCGCCCACCATTGTAGTTAGGTACAACCGATGAAATTTGTTATCACAATGAATATGCCCGCCAAAAGCGGAACTGCCGTCCACCAGATTGTGGCCGATTATCCTGTCAAAGGCCTTGAAGAATTTCTTGAAGCTTTGACTGATAACGATTTCTTAATGGTTGAAGAGTATTATAAAGACCCCAAAGACAGCAGCTATTACAGCAATGGCTTTGTCGGCATAAACTATCGTTATGTGGGGAAGGTTAAAGTCTTAAACAACAAATATTGAGGTATATTATGGATTATGAAGCAGCAATGAGCCGCGCAATCGGCGCAATCAAAGAGCGTTCCGATTACGGTGACATCACAGACGTGCATGAAGACATTGCAAACGTCCTGACCATTTTGCTTGGCAGGAAGTATACGATGTATGAAGTGGCGATGGTTCACCACGCGACGAAATTGGTGAGAGCCAAGCGCGACAGGAAGAAACCTGACCATTACGTTGATGGTATCAACTACTTGGCGTTTGCCGCGCAATTTAGCGGCGCTGCGGACGTCGAGCAGGACATCAGGGACATTGCGTCCAAATTTGCTCCAATGCCGCGTGCGGAGCCTTTTGGTGGCCCTAGCAGTGTCACCACGGTACCAGCCGAATGACCGAGGTGTTTGCATTTGTTTTAGGGATAGCGGCGGGCTTTGCGCTCGCCGTTTACCTATTGGAGGAACATTATCATGTCTGACCACATTTCGACGGTTGACGAGATTTTATATTATGCTGACTTTTGGTTGAGCCTTGTGCCGAAGCAGCACTGCGTGCACGGCGACGAACAGGCGGACGCGCTTGTTGCCATTAAGATGGCGCACGACCGTTACCGTGCGGCGCTTGAGAAATACACACAAGTGGTAAACCCAGAGATTAACGTGGGCCAATTGGCTGCACGCCTTCAAGCGGAAGTTGACGCCATGATGGAGGGCAAGTGATGAGCGGTGAAACCAAACAGCGGATTGGGGATCTTGAGGCAGAGATTGCCCGTCTAAAGGCGGCACAGCCCACACTGCGTGATCAGTTTGCAATGGCGGCATTGACTGGGTCGATAGGTTATTTTTGTACGGTTACCGAAGCAACAACATTTGCATTTTGTATTGCCGACAAAATGATGGAGATCCGCGATGCCAAGGATTGAGTTATCTGAACTGGAACGGCAAAAGTTGGCAAAAGCTGGCGCGGACAGCATCCCACACCGACGCGGGTGGAGGCCGATAGAAACAATACCACGGGATGAAACTTTGGTTTTGTTACACAAAGATAAGCATGTTTGCATAGGGCACTATTGGGAAAAATATGATGCTTGTTATGCTATTATTTATGGAGGGCCACCGTTATATTATGCTACCGATTGGCAACCATTACCGGAGCCACCATTAGAATGAACAAGCACCCCTTGGGCATCCCAACCATAACAGTTAAAGACCACAATCAATACAATGAATTGAAGTCTTGGGCTGAAGAGCAAAAATGGAAGCCGCCCGAAGAAATTAAACGCGCTATTATGTACGAACGATTAACCGGTCGGCCATATCCTGAACCTAAAAAGGATAACACGAAATGATGCCGCACTATTGTTACACTGCCACGCAGATCTTGGGCATACTCGGTTTTCTGATGCCATTTGTGTGGCAAGTAAAGGCCATGGTTCACTACAATCCAGACGAGCATATTGGAAAGCGATACAAACAAATTTTTGGATCAAACGGAAGGAATTGACATGATTGTCGGCGTAAAATTGGATAGCTGTTTTGTAGACTTTATTGAAGAACACTCTGATCAAATACAGCAAACGGTCAATCAAATAGGTGACGCAGTCGACGGCAAGGAGATTGGCATTGGAATCATTTCCATGCAGATCGCATACTTTGCGATCATTAAAGACTTAGACCAAGAGGGCCGTGAAGGCGCTATAATTGCCATGAGACGCTTTTTGGAAATCAACAAAGAGCCACTCAATACAACCATACAGTGAGGGTAAAGTGGTTAAGGGTAGCGTAAAATATCAAGATTTGATTGACCAAGGGTTGATCATCACGCCAAGGGCCGACTACGAACGGGCGCAAGTTGATATGCAAATTTTGGCGTTTGAAAATCAAAAGTATAGGCACGCTTTGGAAAAGATTGCCAATGGCCCATCGACAGAAGATAATGAGGCCGGACACTACAAACAAATTGCCAAGTGGGCGCTTTGGAATTTCAGCAATGCCACCGGAAAAACATATAAGACACTTGACCCTTCTATTGCAGAGCGAGCAGGCGCTGCATTCGTTGGCCAAGAAGCAGTTGAAAGTGCTGACGTCTCGGTGTGCCAAGATGATCAATCTTCTTCGTCAGATGGAAGCTGCGGGGCGACTGACTTCTGAAGAAAAACAAGCATTCGATTTATTATTTATTGAAAATGGAGACGAATAAATGCTTACGACGCAACAAAAAGCCACAATATTAAAGATGTGGGACAAAAAACACACGACAAAAGAAATTGCCATGACATTGGGGGTGACAAGAAATGTCGTGGCAGGAATTTTAGGCCGCATGCGTGCGGCAGGCAAAATAGGGTACAGGGACAAGCCGCCAAAAGTTGACAAGCCGCGCGTTCCAAAGGCGCCAGAGAGACCAAAGGTCAAGAAAATATCGCGCGCCAAAATCATTCGGCGCATGACGTTTGAACCGGTGCCAAAGGCCAATCATGGCGAGCCTGGCATTCTTATCCTAAAGTTGAATTACAGCACTTGCCGATACATTATTGACGGAGACGGGCCGGTCGCATCGACATTTTATTGCGGCAAAGAGGTTGAACGCGGATCTTATTGTGAAAGTCACGCAATTTTGTGTTATATGGGGCGTGAAAAGGTAATGAACAGCAGACCCGATTTTCAGAATAGGTCGGGCTTCGCGTTCAATCGGTGAAAAATGGCCACGATCATTCAATTGTCTCCCACCCTTCCCCTCAACACGCCAAAGGGGAAGGCACTGTGTCACTTTTTGATTGATTACGGCGAAGAGCACCACCTTATGTGGGTCTGCTTTCAAGACGACACGGGAGAGTGCTGGACTTGGCCAAACCACCAAGTCCGCGCGCAGAATAATCCCACATTGGAGCGCGTTATATTGCCGCCTGCGCCACGTCCAGAGCCCGCGCAATAGTATTGTCGTCAACATTCAGCAACGGCTCTGTCGTCTTGTTGACGTCGTTTTTGGCCCGCTCTGCGGCCCGCACAAGCTTGTCGGCCTCTGCCTCGTGATCAAGAACTGCGCCGCCGGTCGCAAAAGCAGGCGGCTGATTCAAATATTTTGAATAGTCAAACGACTCGTCTTGGGCACGGTTCAAATTCATTACAGCGGGGTTTGCCCTCGCAAAGGTAGGAATTGAACTTGTGATGGCGCCCGTTGCCCGACCGACAGGAGACCCGGCCAGTGAACCCAACGCATAGGCAGTTTGCCCCATCACACGAGGAGATTGAATTGTGCCTTGTGCCGCAGCCAAGCCAGTGGCTCCAAGAAGTCCCTTCCAGTCACCGCTGATCAGGTTTGAGCCAATATTGTAAACATGCCAAGGGGCGGAGCCTTTTTCAACGAGTCCAGAAATGCCTCCAGCGCCTGCGCTATGTAATGTCGCGCCGGACACCATGTAAGGAAGAAGCGGGTCTTTTTCGGCCAATTGTTCAATCAACTGTAGGCCTTGGGGTGTCTTTTGCGCTTTTATAAATCGAGCCAATTCATTGTTGGCGGCAGTTTTGCTGGACGTTCCAAGGCTTGCAATGTTTTGCAAATTGTCTTTGACCGCAGACCAATGATCCATCAATTCTTGATATTCAGGCGCAACTTTGTTGATGGATTGTTTGATGCCAGCATGAACACCCTGCAACGCCTGCTTATCAACGCCAGCCGTTTGCGCCATTTGATTGATTTGTTGTTGCAAAAGACGCTTCCAAGCGTCCATGCCCTCGATGCTGCGCTCCATACTGCCGGTCGGCGTATACATGCGAGCAGTCGCTTCTTTTTCAATTTCATCCAGAAGCGCGTGGGTGGTAGCATTCGAGGGGTAAACATTTCGGCCAATCGAATCGCGCCCATCGTCAATCGCTTGGAAAATTGGTTTCCAATCGGGTTCGACGCCATTTGCTGCCAGCATGGCACCTTTTTTGGCTTTCCAATCGGCTGACGCTTCATTTTTGATGGCATCAACCGCCTTTGCGGCGCGTTGGGAAAATTCAACAGGGTCACCAGCGCCGGTCGCAAAATCATTGAACGCATTTTTGACCGCGTCGGCATTTGGCCCGCGTTCGGCACCAGCAGCAAAAGCTTTTTCAAGGCTGTATGAGGGCGCATTTGATGCACCAGCAACGCCGTGCTTAATGGCTTGGCCGCCATAATCAGCCACAGCGCCCGTGAGGCCAATGGCAGACTTTACAGGATCAAAGGCATAGCTTGTGGCTTCAAGTCCCTTGCCGGTCAATTCTGCGGCCTTGGCAGCATATTGAGCGGCCTTTGAACCGGTCTGTCCAATTTTACCCAATGTGGCTGCAGCCGACTCGGCTCCTGACGCGCCCATAGTCAAAGGAATGGCAGCCGTGCTCAAAACCGAGAACGGATCCGTAGCCAGTGCTTTTTTTAACCCCGCAACAGACGTGTAAGGTTCCGCGATGGCATTTAAAAGAGCCTCGTCATGCGCTTTTTGTTCGGCATCTTGATCAACGCCAACGGCACCCTTTGCCTTTGACGCAATGCCGGTACCTAACTGTTTTAAGGCTTGACCAGTTTGCTCGTAATTAACGACGGCTTCAGGAATGGCCATCAAGGCATTTTTGGCGCTTGGCAATAGGTTTTTAGCGCCCTGATAAGCCACTTCCTTCCATGGCATCGCGCCATAGTCAGGCTCAGGTTCGGTAGGCTCTGGAGCAGCGGGAGGAGTTAAATATTTTGAATAGTCAAAATCTTCTTCACTCATTGTGCGTACCCTATTTTGCCTTTGTCTTTGCCGGTCGGTATGATGAACGGCGTATTAGGCGCCAAATTTTTAATATCTTCTGGTGAATTGATTTTCACAGGTGCTTGCGATGAAGAACTTGCCCCTGTGTCAGATTTTGTTTTGTACCACTGGTTCTCTTGGCCATACTTATGAAGTTCATACTGGATGTTATCCTTTGCAGGATCCATTTGAGCCACATGCTCATAAGCGCCAACCATTGACTGTGCTTTTGGCTGAAGAATATTTTTAATGATGTACTTATACGCTTCAGGCAACAAATCCTGATTCGGAACTGTCGCAAAGTATTTGTTGAACTCGCTGACGCGGACAGGCGAACCAGCCAATTCTTGCCTTGAAATTTCAGAGGACAAGGACGTGCGAAGTTTTTCAATTGTTTGAGGCTTGGCAGGATCCGTCCCCATAAAGTCTTTCAAGAACTGATCGCTAAAACCAAGTTGCTTCATAATTGCAGCATTCTCATTGATTGCTTTAGCCAGCGGGCCCATTTGCATGGTAGGCTTGCCATCCTTATCAAATGCTTGGTTCATCATTGCATTTGTCTGTTGCAACAAGTTTGAAGCATTTTGTGCCTCTTTATAAGCTTCGCTTTGAGCGGCAGCGTTAATCGGCACAAGAACTTCCATTGACTTGGTGCGTGCAGCACTTGGTTCTTTTGCTTCCACTTCTGCTTTTGCAATTGCAGCTTTTTTGGCCGCTTCGGAGTCAGCGAAACCAGGAATAGGTGTCATTTGGCCATCTTTTAAGACCATGCCAGACGTCTTGACGCGATTGATGTCAGCCAAGATTTTTTCGGCAACGGTAGGCAAATTGCCAGCCATGGCAATCTGATAATTGCGTTGCAGAGTGTGGATATTGTCTTGTGGATCAACGCCCTTCCAAAAATCGCTATTTGGATTTGGGGCACTGGCCGTTGAATCAACTGCAACAGGTTTGGGCAATGTAATGCCATTTGAGTCTTTGGCGACTTGAACGGCAGTACCAACTGCGCCATTACCACCAGCGCTACCGGACGCCTGTACCTTCGGAACTTCTTTAATAAGATCCGTGGCGCCATTTTGATTAAAAAATTCTTCCGTAGACAAGGGAGCCATATTTGCAATTTGGCGTGTTGCGTTGACTTGACGCAATTTGTCCATAAGTTCAATGACTTTTGCAGTGCGTTGAATGTTAACTTGCTGCTGTTGAACATTAAGCTGCCCGAAGCCAATTTGACTTTGTTCTCTTTCGCGCTGGATGTCTGCCTGCTGCTTGGCAATGGCAGACTCTTGTTGTTTCATTTGCTGATAGGATTGAGCGCCAGCACCCAAGCCCTGCAAGACGGCAGCGCCAAGGTACCTGCTCGGCGACGACGCCATGCCAGCCAAGCCAGACAACACCGGCACAATGAACTTGTCACTTGTCAGCGTGTCGGTCCAATCCTTGCCGCCTGACTTGTCCGCGCCGCCTAACCCGCCTTGCGACGGCTTGCCAGCGGCGGCCCTTGTCGCTGCGCCCCAATTGACGTCTTGTCCAAGGACCAATGGCATAAGAGCATTTGTGTCGGCCACGCGGCCAGTATAATTGTGGCCAGCCTCTGGATTGTCTGGTGTGTAACCCTTTGGACGCTCAAAGTGCATTTGCACCTTGGTCAAGTCTTCGGGGGATTGGGCGGCAGCAATCATTTTTTGGTAACGCGGATCTTGCATTTCGCTCAATGCAAATGACGCTTGTTGTTTCCAATTTGGATATTGGGAACCGGTTTGTTGACGCATAGCATCAAGACGTGGGCCTTGATGGCCGAACAATCCATAACCTTGCGCCACACCATTTTCATCAAAGTCATGCCTTGCAGTCGGATTAAACCCGCTTTCGCTGGCCGCGCCGCTTGTCAACACAAGTGCTGTGCGAGGGTCTGCGCCTTGGCTGACCAAATGGTCGTAAAGGTCTTTTGGCGACACGCGGCCAGTATCGGCAGTGTTATCATTGTCGCCACCACCACCGCCGCCATCACCGACGACATTGCTTTGATTGTTGGTGCTGTCTGGGCCAGCGTGATGTTCGCGCGGCACAACGCCGCCCTGATTGAGGCCAATTGGCAGCAAGAATGTGGCCAAAGATCCCAATCCTTCACCAATAGAGCCAAGCAACCCAGCGCCGCCAGCGGCTTCAGCCGCCGCAGGGGCGGCAGCGGCAACTGCAGACTCGGCGGGAACAATGGCCCCAGCCAAAGGCGCTTCGGCGGCGGCGTGAGCGGCAGCCAGACCAGTTGCGCCGCCGACGCCAGGCGCTGTTGACGCCGCGCCGGTGCCCAACAAATCTTTAGCGCCTTCAAATCCGGCTTTACCCAACTTGCTTGCGCCATAAAGTTGCGAGGCAGTGCCGAGGGCACTCCCCAAACCACTTTGAGGCTGAGACGGCAATTTGCCTTGGCGTTGCGCGTCTTGCTCATTCTTCAATTCTTGCGGCGACTTGCGCTCGTAAGAAATTGTGCCCATGTAGCCTTTGGTTTCGTCTTGGTTGTCGCCATAAGGAAGGCCACCACCTGCATCACGATGGAACGGGATCACGCCGCCACGGGCCGATTTTGTGGCGTCATCGCCAAACAAAACTTTCTTGGCGTCGCTAAGGTATCCGCCTTTGTCCGAACTGCCGCCGGAGCCAATAAGACCTTCACTCGCGGCGCTGTCTTTTGTCGCAGGTGAACCAAACAAGGCCGCCTTGCCCATGCCATAGCCTTGCGTGACGTCAGATCCCGCCTGCACGGCGCTATGCAGTGAACTGCCCAATGTCGCCTGATTTTGCGGTGCAACATTTGACGCTGTTACCAATTTGGGAACAGGCATAGATCCGGCGGGGACAATACCACCCTTTTGTCCGCCAGCGGGACTTGCGCCGCCATACAATCCCGCAGGGTTAAATGGCGCATACATTTGTTGATGAGCCGACAGCAGTGCATTCAAATCAACCGGATCAACAATGCTTGCCGTGCTTCCGCCGCCATAATAGCCACCGCGCGCAAAACCTTCACCCGCGTGGCCTATGTGTACGGCCCCGCCTTCCGACGAGGGGACAATGCCGCCCCTGTAAAAGTGACCACGGGCCGCTGCATGGCGTGTTGCCTTATCATAGTCGACAGTTTTGTAGCCCTGATCGTGGCCAACAGCGTCAGGATGATGCTTTTCGACGTCTTGCGCGACCAAGCCGATCTGCTTCGGCCCCTTTTCGCCTTTATAACGGAATTTAACGATCTTTTGACCATCATAGGTTTCACCAATCGGCTCAATGTCGTCTTTAAGGCGCTCGTCAGAGAAGAATGACGTCGGCTGGTTTGTCGTCGTGGTGGATCCAGACAAGGCGCCGGTACCCTCGGCAATGTTTGCCAAGAATTGAGCGACTTGGAATGGGTAGCCTTGCTGCTGCTGGAACTGATTGTAAAGGGCGCTGAGGCCTGCCTGCTGCGTCTGTTGCGGAACAGTGCCAGCCGCCAATGCAGCCTGTCCGCCGCTGATTGCAGCGTTTTGTGCGCCTGTACCAAGAGACCCAAGTGTCTGCGCGCCGGTAACGCCCTGTCCAAAAATCTGATTGGCCAAATTGCCTTGAGCGCCGGCGGCGCCTGTATATTGGCCATAGAGTTGTTGACCAGCCTGACCAAGTGCCGCACGATTGGCTTGTTGGGCCGCCAAATTGACGCCCTGCTGTTGTTGCGCTGCACCCAAAGCCTGAGAATACATTGGGTTAAGCAAATTGCCTACGACATTGCCGGTCGCCATTTCCTGCTGCCCGCGCAACACGGCATTTGAAATGCCTGAACGGTCACCGCCAAAGGCTCCCGACCGAATTTGGCTGCTGATCTGTGACTGACGGTCCATGGCCTGCTGTTGTTGCAGCGGCGCCAAAGTGCCGCCAATCACGTCAGACGCATACGGGTTCATAAACTGATTGATTTGGCCCGCGCCGATCTGTTGCGGATTGACTGGCATTGCGCTCAATGCCGTCAAAGGCACGCCAGAAGCCAAAGCATTATTGATGTTTGCTCCAGCGGCATTTGTATATGGTTCAGACGCTTGCGCGCCTTGAGCATACGTTTGGCCCGCTGCGCCGTACCATGGCTGCGCCGCATTTTGAGCATTGTAAATATTATTGATGCCCGACGTTTGCACTGCATTAACGGGAGCCACAAACGCATTCGGGTCGGTCGAATATGCCTGAAACGGCTGTTGGGCGACATTTTGAGCGGTCGCATTGACTGCGTTATATCTCGCAAGAACCTCTGGTGGGATTGATACCGTTGAGGTTGAAGTGCCGCCCTTGCCGCCGCCACCCATGTCAGTGCTCCATAATCATTGGCTTACCGCCGGTCTTGGCTCCATACAGGAAAAACGCGCCTGCAGGGGCACCAAAAGCCCGCTCGTAAAGTTTCACTTTGGCCTCTGTCCGATGGTTGGACAAAACGCCAATCATTAAAGGTATGCCCAATCCGTCCGCCACCTGCTTTGAAAACTCGCAAAGTTTGCGAGCACGTCCGCCCTTGGCGCTTCGAAAGTCTGGGTGAATAAAAATCGCCCGTTCTTCCAAAACCAGATCGTCAGAATACCACGTCGAGATAATTCTGAGAAGAACGGCACCCTCTGCCTTCCCGCCAGCCTTACCTATGATGCCAACCAGCCCGTGATCACGGTTCAAGGCTGGCCAAATTTCGTGCAAAATCTTTGCTGGATTTGGGTTCGTAAACCCGTTTTCATCACACGCCGACGCTGACAATTCCATCATTTCGTCGATGTCTTCAGGCACTCCAATTCGAATTTGCAATTCGTCAGTCATAGAAAAACCCCTCAATCTTTCTTAGGACCAGGCAATTTTTGTAACGTGTTAATTGTCTTGGCGCGTTGTTTTTTAACAAACGAATCCAAGATTTTATGACCACGTTCCAAGTCGCCGCCGCCAATGTGTATCACATCGTCGGGATGAATGACATACTCCCCGCCAGCGACAACGACAGGAACTGCGCCCGTCGCGCCTCCATCTGCATGGCCGACCGGTTTCGCTCCATACGGCAACCCACTTTCGCCATACGGGTCCATGCCAGAATCATACGGCTGGCCCATAAACGATATGGGTTTTGTAAAAATTTTTCGCGCTGCCTTAAAGCCTGCCATGGTGTTGCCTTCACCCATTGACGAAATTATATCAGCAGGGATGACGTATGAGCCGGACGCGACGTGCATAGGCAAGTGGTCAGTGCGGCCCGCAACTTGACTGTGAATGGGGCCAGCAAATGTCCGTGGCGGGTGGGGAGGATGTGGAGGACGAGGCGGATGAAATGGCCCCTTGAGCATGCCGCCCTTGGCCATTCCGCCGCCAATCTCATCCATTTGCCGGTCGCTTGGCGTCATGGGCTGATCGACAGGAAGAGGCGGCTGCCTGTCGCCGTAATCCTTATCGGCAGGGGCAGGCGACGGTTTTGTCGCCGAATAATCAATAGCCGGAGTTGCCGAAACAGGCTTTGCCGCCACAGGGGCAGCCTGCGGCTGTGCCTGCGGCTTGCTGCTGAAAATGCCTTTTAGGTCAGACCACAATGACTTTGTTGGGGCATTGACGGCAGAAATAAACCCGCCATTTGGCTGCGCTCCGGCCTGCATACCCTTAGGCAGGGCACTTCCCATGGGAACAAGCGGGCTGCCGTCGCCACGGTCAAGCCAATAGACTTGATTGGATGGTTGCTGTGCCTGAGCCGCCTGCGGACGTGCGGCAGACATTGGCGCAACTGTCTTTGCCGCGCGAAGTGCATTTTCCTCAATGCTTGGCCGTGCGGGCAAAGCAATTTGCGGATATTCGTAGCCACTTTCGCCGGACATATCGACGCGGGGAACATATTTAGGGTACTCGTAGCCGCTTTCGCCAGACATATCAGGCGGAGTATAGGCATTCTCTTCGACCGACGGCCTGCTCGGTGACGGAACGGGGACCGTGTAATTGCCCTGCGGCGTCGTGTCCATATTGAATTGATCGCGCAAACGAGCGTCGGCATGACGTTGGTTGCGTGCAGTCGGGTCGCCCATGGGCGCAATTTGCTCATAATACTCGTACAAGCTTTTTGGCTTTGCGGGCACACTCGGATCTGACGGCTGCGGGTGAGGCATAAGAGGAATGCCAGCCACGGACAAATCATCTGAACTGATTGGCTTTGGATAGGTCTTCATAAGTTTGCCAGTGCCAAGTGAATTGGCCAGCATTTTATAATAATCAAACATGGTGGGGCCACCAGCGTCACGCTTTACACGGTGCGCCACATTCAATGCCGCCGCCACTGCCTGATCGTGCGGGTGGCCAGCGTGAACCATCTCGCTGATGTTGTGGCTGATTGTCTTTTGAGACTTTCCTTTTTTTAACGGCATGGCGTCCTCACGAATATGTCACGACAGCAATCATGCCGCTGCCTGGGGTAAACACAATGCCATTGGCGACAGGAATGTTTATGGTTTGAATGCCGACGGTATTGTTGATAACCGCGACACGATTGCCGGTCGCGGCCAATACTCCCACGCCGGACGTAATTGAACTGGCGTCGTATAACGTGCCAGTCGTTGATCCCGCGACGATAACTGACACTCGCGCAATCCAACCGGACTTGTCGCTGATCACCTTTGACGAAGATACTTCAAGGCTGTTCACTTTGCCGCCCTGCAACAGCATCGTGTTATAGACTTGGTTGATGCCAATGACGCCGTTCTTTTGCGTCGTCAGGATGTCGTCTAAAGTCGCG